GGACAAGCAGTATGAGGACAGGCAAATACTGTCCGTGATACAGGGTGAACTTTCTATTGGTTCCATCATCAATAAGCATCAATGAGGTATAGCCAAGATCAACAAACAGAAAACGCCTATGGATAAACACGAAAGACTTGCAGAAGCAGTAGACGAGATAGGGGAGGGAGAGGTTAGAATCAAGATACGGGACGGGAGATGGCTTATTTCAATCGAGCGCTGGAAAAGAAACCCCAGCCAGTTAGAAATCCACCAAGCCATAGATGATACCCTTGAATGGGCGTTTAGAGGGCTAGAGCAACAAGACATCGGCGAGATAGTATTGAAGCAGATAAAGAGAATAAGACTGGAATAGCTTGCATTTTATAGAGGTATAGTGTATACTGTGATTAAGCGAATATAGCTGACCGAGATCCGGAGGCCACACCCATTAGGGGCGTGGTCTTTTTTTTGTTTTTACCCGGCGTGTAGGCGAAGAGCCTAGCGTACGGCATAGAGGATAGTCACTTAGCACCAAACCCCTACCGATTGATACGTCAGTCGGATAGGAAGCAAAAGCACTCCTCACTCGCCGAGTGGAAATAAAGGCTTATATAAAGCACAAAAGAAAGATTAATGGGTTATGGCAAGAAAAGGATTTTACGAAGAGCTTTTAAAGGCTCAAGAACTGAAAGACCTGACTATCAAGATGGTGGCTCACGCTAACTATGTCATGAACAGCGACCAAGTAGATCAGGCCAGAAAAGACGCCATGACTCACAAGCTCCTGCCGAAGATTATCGACAAAGCCTTACCAACACAGCTCACAGGAGAGGGTGGAGAAGCGATAAAGATTTCTATTCAGGTAGCAAAGGAAATAGCTGAAACCGAAGAACTCTACAATGATCCTCCACAAGACACAGGCAGAGATAGCTAAAGACCTCCACAGGTTCCAAGTGCTGTGCTGCGGTCGGCGCTGGGGTAAAACCACATACGCAGTAGAGAAAATAAAGGGAAAAGCTCTTAAAAAACCAAGACGGATAGCGTATATCGCACCGACCTATCAACAGGCTCGGGATATCGCGTGGCAGATGCTTCTCAAGGAGCTCGCCCCGATAACAAAGAAAGTAAACGAGTCCCGGCTAGAGCTAGAGGTTCACACATTAGACAGTGGTTCAAGCCTCATCGTTCTCAGGGGATGGGAAGCGATCGAAACCCTACGCGGTCAGTTCTTTGACTACATCGTTATAGACGAAGTAGCGAGCATGAGGAACTTCTGGGTGTACTGGCATGAAGTCGTCCGTCCAACCCTCACAGACCGTAAAGGCCAAGCGCTCTTCATCAGTACCCCCAAAGGCTTCAACCACTTCTACGACCTCTTTAACACGTCAGACGATGACTACAAGAGCTTTCACTACACAAGCTATGACAACCCATTCATCCCAAGAGAAGAAATCGACAAAGCGGCTAAGGAAATCCCTGAGGACAGATTCGCCCAAGAGTACCTTGCAGACTTTAGAAAGACAGAAGGTCTCGTCTACAAAGAGTTTGACCGTACAAGACATGTTATTGGGGAAGCAGATGCTAAAAGCGAACGATCGTATACAGACACCATACTCGGTATCGACTTCGGATATACGAACCCCTCAAGTATTATCCCGATTAAAATCGATGGCGATAACCATTACTGGATTCTCGAAGAGTTCTACAAAACAGGCCAAACAACCGAACAGATAGCTGAACAAGCGAAACTCTACAAACCAACCAAAGTCTATGCAGACCCAGCAGAACCAGACAGAATCGAAATCCTACGGAAGTTTGGTCTTAACACTCGAGATGTTTCAAAAGATATTGTGGCAGGTGTTGACCGCGTTAGAGAGCTTTTCAAGCAGGGAAGGATTCATATCTCGCCTGATTGTAAGAACCTTATACACGAACTCGAAACATATAGATACCCTGATAAAAAACCAGACCAGAACGAACAAGAAAAGCCAGTTAAAGAAAACGATCACGCCCTAGACGCTCTCCGCTACGCCCTCTACATGACCGCCCCAGTGGAATACGAAACACCAGACCCATACTTCGAGACTTACGGGACTTACTACAAGGATTAAACAAATGGAAGAATACACCGAGGAAACAGAACAAGAACCAATCGAGGACAAAAAACCCGAGAAGGAGATTGTTGATAAAGTACTCAAACTCAAAAAGCAATACGAACAAGCGACTCAGGATTCTCGCAAAGAGTTCTCTGAGATTTATAGCGTCTACATGGGCAAGACTGACGAGGTTCAGAGCACTCCCTACGACACTAAGGATGATATTCCTAAGCTCCGCACTGAGGTTGCGTACGTAGTCCCGGCGATCTTCTCAGGCGAGCCAGAAGTGGAGTTTCTCCCTGTAGGTGACGAGGACGCCGCGCTCTCAAAGGTCTATGAGCAGATGGTTAATCATCGCTTCCGAACCATCAAGAACTTCAACGCTAAAGTAGAAGCCTGGGTAAAGCAATCAGTAGTATTCCCAGCCTCAGAGCTCCGTGTTCTGTGGAAGTTTGTTACCCAGAAGAAGAAGGAAGTCGGCCCAGACGGAAAGGAAGTCGAATACGAGGAGCCTATCATTGACGGTCCAGATATCGAGGTTCCGAACCACATGGACGTGTACTTCAACCCGATCATCTCAGAGGTTGCTGACCAGCCGTGCATGATTTTCCGTGCCGTCCTCCCGATTGACGAGGTGAAGGAGAACCCGATGTATGACTACGTAAATGAAAGCGGTGTACGAAACGCCGATATCGTCGAAGAATCCGGCAAGAGTACTGACGCACTCAATTCCTCAACTCTCACGACTACCGACATCCCAACCGCCCAGCAAGAGGCTATGGCAGGCATGGTTGAAGTCTTTGAACTCGTAGATGACGACCGAATCCAGACCGTAGCGAACGGCAAGCTCCTCCGTGATACAGAGAACCCATACGGCTTCATAAACTGCGTCAAACTCATCCACGAGCCAAACGCTATCCCGAACCGCTATGAGGGTCATTCAATGGGAACCAACACCCTCCCTCTGACCAAGATGTTCTATCGGATGTTCAACCAGATTTCGACGAACGTGAAGCTCTGTAACAACCCGATGAGCGTTGGTAAGAAAGGCTCAGTACCGAACAAAGCCCAGCTCGTTTCAAAGCCCGGTGGACACGTCGAAGTCAAAGGTGACGGACCAATCAACGACAACTTCCAGTGGCTACAGTTCCCAGACATCAAACAAGGGGCTATCGAACTCCTGAACAAGATCGACGATGAACACAAGCGAGCCTCAGGTGCCAATGACTTGGTACAGGGAGCCGCCTCAAACGATACCCTCGGTCAAGACGAACTCGCCCAAGCCAATGTCAGTGTCCGTTTTGAACTCATTGTTCGACGCTTCAAGGACGCTCTCGCTAAGGTCGCCGAGATGATTCTCAAGATGGAACTTCAGAACCTCCAGAGCCCTGACGCTGAAATCCTCCGTATCTTCCCGCAAGAAATGAGAGAGCAGATCTATCAGGTACTTATCACGGAAAAGGACACGGTCAAATACAATGTCCGAATCAAGGGAGAAACGAACGTCGCCAAGAACAAGAACCAGTCCTCCAAGCGGAAAGTCGAACTCTTCAACCTCTCTCAGAACTTCCTTACCGATAGAGAGAAACGAGCGCTCCTCCGAGACGTAGCCGAAGAACAAGGGATGAAGAACATCGACGACATCATCGGTGAAAGCAACCCAATCATGGAGCAGCAAGAGCAGATGCAGCTCGCCCAGGGTCAAATGGGTATGCCACAGGACGGCATGGTAGGAGGCCAAGCACCACAGCAAAGCATGATGAGCCAGGGAGTATGACGCTTCAAGAAGAGGTGAACGAACTACTAGAGGTAGAACTCATGATCCAGAATCCGCTCTTCCAAAAGTACTTCTCGAAGCCGATGAAAGAAGAACGAGACAAGCTACGAACCGCCTTTTTCTCAGACTCACTCAAAGAATCGTGGAGAAAGGGAGGAAAGCAGGAAGGGATACAGCTCTGGATGACACTCGTGGAAAACGTCCACATCGACCTTAACAACAAGAAGCAGGAACTAAAAGATTCTGAAAGGGGGCAATAGCCCTCTCACAGAGTCCTTTAGTCGAAGGATTCTCATGGCGTGACGCTTAGTCACTTAATATAAGCCATGCACAATCTAAACTCTACATTTGTAGCTATGGATACCATCGAAACCACAGCAGAACCCGTAGGGAGCGACGGCGCTACGTCCTCTCCGGATACTTCCGCTCCAGTAGATGCCCAGCCCGCAGAATCGCCAGAGGTTGTTAGCGCAAACGAAGGCAGGGAAGCGGAAGCACCAGAAGTTCTGCTCGCAGGCAAGTACAAGAGTCCGGAAGATCTGGAGAAAGCCTATAAAGAACTTGAAGGAAAGCTCGGTACGCTCGGTCAAAAAGCCAGTGTTGCCGACTTGATTCAGGAGAAGTATGGGATGACGCCAGAACAGTTCCAGGCCACTCTTGAGGCAGAAGAACAAGCACGACTGGAGCAAGAATATGCCAATAACCCGGCAGGATACGCTCTCAAGGAAGTGCAGAATCTAAAAAGCCAACTTGCTCTCAAGGAAGAGGAGAGCCAGCTCAACTCTTTCATCCAAGCCAATCCGGAGTACGCTCCGTTCAAGGATAAGATTTTCGAAATCGGCCTCAACCTCCAAAAGGATAAAGGCTATGACGAGATCGCCAAAGAATGGTTTGGAGAGGCAATTGCAGCCGGACAGAAAGGTGCATACAAGAAGATTGAAGTCAAAAAAATGGGACAGTCTACCAGTGTAACTAGTACGCCGAAGAAGCAGATTTCAGAAGATGATTTGAGAAGTCTATCGTCCGCTGAGCTCGAAGCCCTTTTGCCACACGCTGATATATCTGGGAGATTGTAACATCGCAAAAGTATGTCAGTAATGACTACTTCGCTTACCACTCCAGGTAACTTGACGTCAACCATGCAGATCTTCTACGATCGCGTCTTCCTCGAAAGAGCACAGGCCGCTCGTCGATACGATTTCTTGGCCATCAAGAAAACAGTTCCTAAAAACTCAGGTAAAGTCGTTTATTTCACCCGTTACACGCCGCTCGCGGTGCAGTCTACTGCTATCACGGAAGGTGTGAACCCGGCCGAAATCAACTCGACCGCTTCGACCGTTATCGCTACCGCCGCCATCTATGGTGCGTACGAGCGCGTGTCGACCTTCTTCGAGCTTACGAGCATCGACGCGGGTCTCAAGGAGCAGGTTGAGAACTTCGGTCAGAACGCTGGTGAAACGATGGACTATGTTCTCGGTGCCGTCATCTGTGCAGGTGCGACCATGCAGTGCGCCGCTTCCAAGCAGCTCACCGCAATCGGTTCCACTGACACGCTGTCGGTCGCTGAACTCCGTCGCGCAGTCAAGACGCTGTTCGAAAACAAAGCTCCGAAGTGGGAGAGCGGTAACTATCGTGCCGTTGTCTCGTCTCAGGGTGGATACGAACTTCGTGGTGATACGGCAGCCGGTAACTGGATCAACATCGGTCTCTACAACTCCGCTGAAAACGCGAAGATGCTGAAGAACGGTATGATCGGTTCCCTCATGGGTGTCGATATCGTCGAGACGAATGTGAACTTCACTCGTTCGTCAACTGTGACTCTCTACAGTAACTTCGTTGCTGGTAAGGGCGCAGTCGCAGAAGTGGATATCGCAGGTTCCGGTAATTCCAGCGTAAGTGTCGTTCGCGGCGCTGATGCGGCTAACCCGCTCAACCTGTGGTCAACAGTTACGTGGAAAGTCGATGCCTACGCAGGTGTAGTGCTCAACTCAAACTGGCTGATTGATATCGTCGCAGCCTGATAACCCTTTATTGGTTGCTTGGGGCTCACCGCTTTCCGCGAAGCCCCAGGAAAGCAAGTAACTTATATAACTCTACAAGGATGAAAGCATTAGGAGACCGCGTGTTACTTCAAGTCGCTATTATCAAGCGCAAGCAGGAAGATGGTACAGAAAAGGATGACATTGCCCGAGAAGGAGTTGTCCTCCAGAACGCCGGGGAATTGAAGAAAGGGGACGTCGTCTACTACAACCCGTTCGGTTGTGTCGAAATCGAGAGCAAGCGCACAAAAAAGGCGCTGGTTCTTTGTGTCGACTTGGAAGATATCTATGTTCTTCTCTAGGTTCAAGGCGAAGGCTGAGAAGAAAGGATTCCGTATCAGAAAAGTCCCGTTCGCCAACGATATTCTCTCAGTCCAGTATCGCAACCACCACATCATGACGATTCCTCGGAAGATCTACGGGGAACCGAACATCCGGTATCGGGATAGATTCAACCACGTTCAGCCGGACTACTTCGACCGTGAGCAGAAACTGAAAAACTGGGTGTTCACCATTAAGCGAACGCCGTACATCAACAAGTATGAAAGAGACTTCCCTTGGGAGCCATTCCGAAAACAAGTATAACGTCGTCGGGGTGTGCACGGATACCAACCGCCCAAACTCGGAAGGTCAATACGGTGCAATCTCCTGGTATCGAATCATAAATCCGCTCGAAAAGATAGGCGGAAATATCATTCAACAGGCTAAGATATTCCTCACTCCGGAATGGGCTTTGGATTTCGCCAAACAGGGGAAAATCTGGTTCATGAAGATGACCGACAATGAAGGGATTGATTTCCTCATTGATGTAGGCCGTCAGTTCGCCGGGTGCAAGTACGTCCTCGATCTTGATGACGACCCGTTCACATTCTCGAAGATTCACCCAGAGTACCAGAAGCTCAGGGCCAGAATGCCACAGGTGAAGAAGATGGTAGAGATGGCCGACCATATCGTGGTATCAACCGAACCGCTCAAAGAGATTGTCAGCAAGGTAAACCCGTACGTGACGGTAATACCAAACGCCATCGACCCGGAAATATGGAAGGTAGAGAAGAAAGTCGCCACTGACGGAAAGATTCATATCGGCTGGATTGGTTCGGCCTCACACTTTGCCGACCTCCCAGGTATTCACCAGACGTTTCAGGACATCCTGAAGAAATATCCCAACGTGATTCTCCACCTCGCTGGGATGATTACGGAGGATATTGAGAATGATCGGGTCAAGCACCACGTAGGAACCAAAGGATACAAGGATTTCCCGGCCTTTTTGGGGAGTTTAGGGCTGGATATAGGTATCGCATTTATCGAAAACACCCAGTTTAACCGCGCCAAGTCGAATATCAAGTGGTTGGAGCACTCCATGCTCGAGATCCCGATGGTTTTGTCGGATGTCGGACCATACCGAGACTCAGTAACTCACGGAGTAGACGGATTCCTCGCTAAATCAAAGGAAGACTGGATGAAGTACATTGGAATGCTCATTGAGGACGCTGAATTACGCAAGAAAATAGGCCAGAACGCGAAGAAAGCAGCACTCAAGGGCTTCCATATCAAAGACCAACTCCCGAAGTACCAAGAGCTGTTTACAAAGCTCATAGAGCCTAAGGAAATCACTGTCGTCACGGCGATCGCAGGAAAAAAAGACAAGCTCAAAGACCAAAAAGAGTATCCGGGCGTGGAATACGTGGCTTTTGTCGATGAAAAAACCAAATCAAGCGTCTGGAAGACTCTCCCAGTGTGCGAAAAGTTCAAAAGTCCGGTGATGAACGCCAAGATTCACAAGGTTTTGGCTCATAAATACGTCGATACGCCATATATCGTGTGGATGGACGGAAACATGGACCTGAAAGTAGACCCGCACAAGCTCGTTGACCTTATGGGAGACCGTGATTTCGCATTTTTCAAGCACCCAGGACGTGATTGTGTCTACGAAGAGGCTGATGCGTGTGTCCAACTCAAGAAAGGGAATCCAAAAGAACTTGCCGAACAAACAAAACAGTACGCCAAGGACGGATTTGAGCCACATTCAGGTCTCTGTGAGATGACAGCGTTTGTAAGAAGGAACACGCCAAGAGCGAACCTTGCCTTTGAACGTTGGTGGGCTGAGATTTGCCGCCATTCCGAGAGAGATCAGGTTTCTTTCCCGGTCGCTTTTCAAGGAGAGCAGTGGTCAACCATACCAGGGAGTGTCGCGTTTGACGAGAAGCACCAAAACTTCCCAGGGAATGCATACTTCACACTTAACAAACACGTGAAATGAAAATCTGTACGTGCTGTGGTGCGTCATACGAACCATACAAAATAGGAACTGAGAGTGAAATAGACGGTAAGTGGACGCAATGGCCCGAAGGGAAAGAAGTTAAGGGGCTGTGCGGATTCTGCAATCCAAAGAGTACGGTCTGGTATACGCCAGAATTAAAGTGTCACAAAGTATGAAAATACACATCATCAACTACGAGATAGGTATCAAGTCAGGGATTCTGACAAAGTACGCCGATCAAATGGTGAACGGGTTGATTCGCCTCGGGCATGAAGTCACAGTCTCAAACAAGCCAGAAAAAGCTGACGTCAACCACCACATCAACTACCAGTCCTACCAGTCTCACGAGGGAGTCAATACCACGATGGTGACGCACCTTGATACGGCCGAGAAGCTGAGTCGTATGAAAGAGGTCTCAAAGGAAGCATTCGGAATCTGCTTTTCAAAGGAGACAATGGACGACCTCATCCGTTACGGAATACCAAAAGAAAAGCTCTCAGTCATTCATCCAGCCACAAACGTCACAAGGCGGCCAAGAATAATTGCCATCATGACGCAGCTCTACCCTGACGGGCGGAAGCGTGAAGAAATGTTTGCCGAGTTGCTAAAGACTATCGACCCTGAGAAGTTCGCTTTCAATATCGTAGGGGAAGGCTGGGAAAGGACTTTGGACGCTCTTGGGGACGGGAAGTACAGCATTCTCT